CGCCGCTGATCTCTAATCGCATGCCATTCTTCTTTTGTGTATTTGCTTTTATCTATTTTTGCCATTAAACACCGGCAGCGGCTGCTTGCGCTGCTATTCCATACATTTGTCTAACAAAATCTAATTCGTCAGCCTTCTCTTCTGTATGTAGCTCGCTTGCTTTCCTTGCACGGTTTATTTGGCTTAGAGTAAGTCTTGTTTTTCTAGTATCGTCAAAGTCTACTACTGAGTCGTCGTACTTGGGATCGTACCTATGGTCTTCAGTAGGTTCAATTGTTTCTTTGTCAAAATAAAATAATTCACGTAGTATCATAATAGTATTTATATCGTTTGGTCAGTTGCAGGTGCTGAAGGTGCCGCTGCGTCTCCGCCTGTTGCTGTTTCTGGTGGTGTAGCTTCTGCACCTATCTCTGGAGTTTCTTCTCCAGCTAGTTCATCTTCAGCACCAGTTATGTCTGAACTTATTCCGGCTGAACTAATACCTGCTCCACGCATTTCTGCACTTGCATCTTCAGCCGGTGCTCCTAGCGTTTCGTCATTTTCTTCACGCCATAGTCTTTCGTTTTCTGCAATCTCTTCTGCACTCATACCTAAGAAACGTTTCATAGCAAATCTATTTGACACATAAGGTATAGCACTCATTTGTGTATAAGTTGGTACTCTACTATTATCTAGTTCTGCTTGTCTGTAACTTGCAAAGTTTTGTGGTGGTTCAAAAGATAAATCAAACATTGCTGTATCAATGTTTACACCTTTTTCTAAAAGATAACGTTTGAATTCTTGATTAAACTCTTCTACAATTAATCCTTGTAGACGTTCACAATATGTGTTAAATCTTAGTTCTTGTATGTATGCAGTGCCGACTCGTCCATCATTGTAAGAGCTTGCTCCATCATCAGCACCCGTAGGCAAATAGCTGGAAGGTATTCGTAAGCCGCGTACGAGCTTATTAGTAAAGTATCTAAGATCATCAATCTCTCCTAGGTTAGTACCGCCTGGTAATGTTTCAACTTTAGAACCTCTACCTTCAGCTGTTTGTGGAAAAAAGTAATCTTCGTTAATTGACAGTGGATTGTAAGAACTGTCTATGACATTTGTGCCTCCACCTGTTGCCGATGGTATACGTCTTTGATGTATTTCCGTTTTAACACGTTCAACAAACTGCATAGCAAGGTGTGATGGCATGTTACCCACATCAACGTAGAATACTCTGCGCTCTGGCGCACGTTGTACACGATAGATAATAATAGCATCTTCGAGTAATTCTTTTTGTTTGAATACTTTAAATATTGTTTCTAGTAAACTGTTACCAAATGGATAGTTGTTGTCAAGTCCTTCTGACAGACTTAGGTGAACCACATGCTGTGCATCAATTGCAATTTCACCTTCTTCAATAGTAAAACGTGAACCTGCTGGTACATTAACACCACCAGTCATTCCTCTTGCGCCACCTGTTTGATAACTTGCGCCTGGACTACTTATGTTACCATTAGTAATATGAGGTGATGTAGCAACCATTTCTTTAAAGTTTAGGTTTACATCTTTTATAATATATTGTTCAGGTCGTTTGCCTTCGCTTTCGTTTACAATTATACGTGTAAGTTTTGCAGGATCAACATGAAACAATTTTTTTGTTTCTGGATCTCTTAAAAATATTGCATCTCCGTATTTGAATACATTACGAAATGTTCTAAACATGCGTGTTTCAAAATTGTTAATTTTACACCACTGTTTTAGGTATTGTCCAAGAATATTAATTTCGTTGTTGGTAGCAGGCTTGTTGTAATTAAATTTAAAGTTTGTACTGTTTTCGTCATTCTTTTGTGTACAAAATTCTGCTAGGATATCTAGTGCAGCATTAACTTCACTGTCATTATCCATTGTGTTATATTGTCCGTAGCGTTCGACTCTGTTTGGGCTACCTACATACACGTCAGGCAAGTAACTTGAATAGTTTGATCTTGCAGGACCGGGGCGTCCACTTGCTCCTGCTCCACTTATAGGAGAGAAACTTCCATTTACGTTATCGCCAGTTTGTACTGGAGTAAAATATTTTTTCCAACTCATGCTCTACCTAGTCCACCCATTAAATTACCACTGTGTCGTAAACCTTTTAATTGTTTTTCACCTGTTCGTGCTTGTACACTATTTATGTTAACTAATTGTAACATGGTTTGGTTCAGAATGTCAAGTTTTTGTTCTACCGATGTGCTGTTTTGCATCTGTGCAGATGCTTCTTGCGCCATTTTTGACATTGGAGCACCCATCATTGCCATTTCATCTTGCATAGTTTTGGCAATATCAGGCATTCTGTTTAACATTGCCTTCATATTTGGAATAATCGCCCCGTCCATTCCTGCTAAAAATGTTTCTGGTCCTTGCTCACCAACTCTGTAAGCTGATCCTGCATCTACTCCACCTCCAATTGCTCTATCTTTCTTCTCTCTTATTTCATCCAGTTGCGTAGTAAGGCCTTCGTCTGCAAAACCTAATCCTTCAAGTAGTGTGTCTATGTTTTGAATTTTTGTTAATAAAGCACCGTTAGCAGTGATAGGATCAAATACTTCTTTAAAGTTATTTCTTTGTTTTTCAATTACTTTATCTAATTCACTTGTGCTTGCGCCAGGTAAATCTCTAATCTGATCTAAACCTACGCCTGCTATTCCAGACGCACCTGATGTTACTCCTTCGATAAATGTTCTAAGGCTATCTTGCAATTTTGTGTTAGCAGTAAGATTTTTACCAATTTCCTTGTTTACACTTGCCGCAGTATCTGCTAGATCTATAGTAGCTTGATTAAGTGCTGCAGATATTTCTTGGCCTTGTGCGCCGCCGCCGCTTTGTGAGCCAACTAAGTTTCTTGTTTCTTCAACAAACTTTGCTGCCGCATCTATTTCACTTACCTGCGATACATCCACACCACGTTGTTTTGCAAGGTCAGCCCTTGCTTTCTCAATACCCAATCTTGCTTGTTCAGTAGCCGCAATATTATCTGCTACATTAGCACCTACATCGTTAATCTGCCCTAAACTACCTGCGGCTAGATTAGTTTTACTTACAAATTCCTCACTTGCTATACCTTGTGCTTTAGCAGCTAACTCTTGAATTCTTCTAGTCTTTTCATCTGTGCTTAGATTACTACGTCTTACCCGATCTATTTCTTTTAGAGTTGCAGCTGTTGCCGGATTCATTGCCTCAAAATTCTGAGTTAGCTTAGACAATGGTGCCTGTGCTTGATTTAAATCTTGAATGTATGCTTGTGCTTGTGGTCCTAATGGCCCTAGTGCATTAAACGCAGTATTCATTGTTTGCGTAGCATCTGTAATACCTTGTGCTTCTAACTTTCTATTAGCCGCAATATTTTTTCCGTCTCGCGCCTGATCTATCATCTCTTGACGTTGTTGCTCAGCATTTTTTCCTGTAATCTTTGCAACTACAGCCATGTTTTCAGCCATTTGCAGTGTAGCGGCTGTAACAGCCTTTTCGTCCATGTTTTGAAGTCTAGACTGTCTCGCAAGTAATCCTGCTTGCTCCATTAAGAATTCATTAGATTCACCTATGGTATAACCTAGGTTCATCATTCCGCCGATTACATTGCCGTCTTCAAACATTGCTCTACTAAGTTGTGCAAAACGTTTAGCACCTTGATCGACACCTGCACCTAATCCTGCTAGTGATTCGCTACTAGTTCCAATTATCCTTGTGTAATCATCTAAACTTAGTCTACTATCTGCCGCCGCTGCTCTCAGAGCTCCTAGGTCTCCGTTAAATCCTGCACCTACTTTAGTAAGGCTTTGGAACGCTGCATTTGTAGATTCTAAGTAACCTATGCCGCCGCCAACAGCGCCGCCAAATCTGCCTAAGATAGGAACAAGTCCGGTCAGCCCTGCTGCAACACCACTTACACTACTTCCTGCTGTGCCTAAAAATCCTGTTACTCCGTCAACAGCTTTTCCAAACTCTTTTGTTGGTACTTGAAATCCGGCACCTCCACCACCACTACTTCCTTGAGAGGTAGGAGAAGGTGCCAATTTAGCTATTGCGGCAGCAAGTTTAGTAATACTTTGATCATCTAAGGTTACAGTTTCGGCCATTTTTGTTCCATTTTTATAATATACGTATATTTCTTGTCATAAATATGTATATAAGAATAATACTTACAATGTATTTATCGGAAAGATTATATGAGCAGTTTTCTACAAAATTATCAAAGACAAGCAAAGATTTTCATTGACTTGCCTAGCAAAGGGGTATTCTATAACGATACTGTGCTAGAAGATAACAAACATGACCAAATACCTGTATTCGGTATGAATGCAGTTGACGAAATAATGTTTAAAACACCTGATGCTTTATTTAGTGGTGAAGCAACTGTACAGGTGATAAAAAGTTGTATCCCATCAATACTTGATCCATGGCAACTTGTAGGATTTGATATCGATTATATTTTGATTGCAATACGTATTGCTACATACAATGACGAATTATCAATATCATCTACTTGCAAAGAATGTGGCACACAAAATGATAGTGTTCTTAGCCTAACAAGATTAATTGGTAATTTCCAAAATTATCAAGTAGAAAATAATTTTAGTATAAATGATCTTACATTTAATTTGAAACCGTTGACTTATAAACAGATGACTGACTTTGCTGTAGAAAACTATCAATATGAAAGAACATTGCTACAAATAGCAAAAGATCCTAATCTCAATGACGATGAAAAAAATAAACAGACCAAAGAACAATACAATAGATCAAACGATTTAAATTTAAGAGTAGCAATCTCGTATATTAAAAGTATTACTAATTCTACAGACAGTGAAACTAATTTAGAAAGTATAACTAACTTTATTGTCAACAACGATGCAGAATTTTATAATGAACTGAAATCTAACATACAAAAATTAAGTATGCAATGGGAACTTCCAAGTGTTGATATTGCATGCGGTGGTGAAGAATGTGACAACACCTACAGTACAAAGGTCGATCTGGATTACTCAAATTTTTTCGGACTAAAATTCTTACACTCGAGGAATCTGATCTCTTAAAGCTATCTAAAGATTACGAGAATGATATTAAACGTATCAAAGACGATCGATATCGTGTTGGCTGGTACATGCGAGGATCATTAACATACAAAGACCTAATGTATCATATTACAAATGACGATATGGAAATTTTTAATAATATTATCAAAGATAATATTGACGCTACTGAAAAAACTAAAATGCCACTTATATAAGATCTTTGATCGCAGCTTTACCTTGCTCTTTGCCTTTGGTAAATGCTTTGGCTAGCCTTGGCTCTGCTTTCATTAGTGCTTTGAGATTGGATTTTATTTCACCTTTAGATGGAATAGTTTTACCTTCTGATATCAACACATATCCTTCATCTAATTCTATACTATCTCTTACTAAATCTCCTTTAGGAACAATAACTCCTAGTCCCGGTACTTGATCGCCAGTATCTAACACACCACCAATAATTTCTTGGAAACCGTCAATAGCAACTCCTGTGCTTAACATAGCTTTAGGTGATAGGATTGGTCTTACTACATAGTCTTCTACAATATCATTTAATCCTATTGCATCAAGTATTTTTCCAACAAGGGTAGTTCCACCCCATATAAGAGCTCCGCCTGCCAGGATTGCAACAATCCAGCCAACAGGTCCTGTGCCAATAATTGTTGCCAGGCCAGCAAGCATTCCACCAGCTCCGCCAATGACTACGCCACTTACAAGGCCCGCTACAATTGCTTCAACTATTAATTTAGACCATTTTTCTAAACAAACTAGATATGCTTCTGCAACTTTTTGAGGTAGCCTACCTTTTTTAGCATTTTCAATATATTGTTTTTTAGCTTCTGGACTATTTAATTTTTTTCCGTGGTTAACTAATGCTCTTAGATAAGCATCTAGCGCATCTTCTAGTTGTGCAAAATTTAACGCTGCCATAACAGCAGTTGCTACTGGGCGGCTAAGAAGCCAGCCAAGTACTTTTCCAAGTTTGCTGTTTTTAATTTTATTCCATATACTTTTGATCCAGCCATCTTCTTTAACTTTAGCTTTTTTATCTGCTTTTAATTTAGATTTTAATTCATCTTCACCGCCACCGTCTATATTTGAAGGAACAGCTTTAGGAGGATCTACCTTTTTAGGTGTACTGCCGCCGTTTAGGCTAGCAGCTTGTTGATTAAGTAACGCTCTAGCATTTCTATCAGCTATTGCTCCTTTTTTAGGAGGATTTTTCCCTTTAAATTCAGATGTATCAGTAACAATCCAATTTGCACCCTTCCATTGATAGTTTACACCATTTAGTTTAAGACTTTGTCCTTTGAGTGGTTTACCGTCAACAGCAGTTGACGTACTTGAGCTAGTAAAACTTGGCTCTTTTCGATCTCCAACATTAGTTTTAGGTGCTTCAGTAATCTGATGTACTTTCATGAGATATCCTTAATCATTAGTTGTATGTATTTATGTTTTAACTTCGTTAAAACAAGTTTTCGCTAACGCTCAAACTATTTACTTCGTATTTGATTATGTGTGATAGAAGTGATAAACAATAATTAAAGCAATATTACGAAGTAATATTGTAGTTACTTCATGTAGATTGTTTCAGTCAGATGAAACCTACTAAGCGATTC